CATGGCCAGGTTGGGCCGCCGGGTGAGGTGATCAACCAGGCGCGCAAGATGCTGGCGGTGACGCCCTCGGACACCGTCGATTTGGTGCTCGGGCCGACCCGGTTTGTCTACAACTCGAATGCGACGCCCTGCAACATCGCGGCAATCCTGGCCGACGACACCGCAGCGGTGACGCTGACCGCGGTGCCGATCGGCACGACCCTGCCAATTCGCGCGAAGCGGATCATGGCGACTAACACGACGTGTACCGCCATCATCGGGATGTGGTAGTCCGTAGTGAGTGACAACGACATCTATCTCGTAATTTCGGACGCACCGAGCCGCTTGTCCTATGGCGGGCCGGGTTTTGTTCGGATATCCGGTGATGGTCAGGCATCGGTCGTTCCTGATAGCGCGATTGCCGCAGCCATAGGTTCGTCCAGTTACATCGTCGGGTGTTACGTGCCGGGCGCGATGACAGCTGACCAGACCCTGCTCTATCACCGGGTTGCGAAAGCGGTGACGCTGCCGGCCAATCTCGGCGGCACGCTGGCAGGCGGCGGCGTGGCGGCCACGGGCTCCACAGCCATTGTGTTGCAACAGGCGACGGCAGCGGCGCCAACGACGTTCACAACCGTCGCCACGATCACCTTTGCCGCGGCCGGCGCCACCGGCACGATGTCCACGCAGGCGGCGATCCTCTTCGCGCAGGGCGACGTGCTGCGGGTGCGCGGCCCGGGAGTTGCGGATGCGACGCTGGCCGATTTCCATGTTTCGATTGTGGGGCAGGAGACATGACGGCGCTGGTGTATTGCTGCGGCTTCGATGCCTAGGGACCAGCCGGCAATCAGAACGCGGCCAGCGTTATGTCGGGCGATTGGTCGGTCAGCGGCACGTTGTCTGCCGCGGCCTTGTCCGCGAATCGTGACGTGAGGGAGAGCAAATGGGCTTCATCTTTGGCGGCGGCGGCAAGGCGCCGCCACCACCCCCGCCACCGGCCCCGCCGCCTAACCCGCCGACTTACGCCAGCGCCGCCGCGGCGCCGACCCGCGGTGTCGGGCCGATCGGCGGTCTGGCGAGCACCATCCTGACGAGCCCGATGGGCACGTCCGAGCCGTACAGCACATCGAAGAAAGCGCTTCTCGGTGGCTAGGTCGGCGGCAGCTCCGGCCTATGAGGGGACGGGGCCGCCGCCGGCCGCACCGCGCGGGCAGATGCGCGCGGAAGCCGGCGAGAGCCGCGGCTCGGCCGAGAGCAACCAGAAGATCCGCTCCAAGGTCGAGAGCCGCATGCTCGGGCTCGACCGCAACCGCCTGTCGTGGTGGGACCACTGGCGGGCGCTGGCGTCGTACCAGTTGCCGCGCCGGTACAAATGGCTGGTGACGGCGAACGAGGCGACCCGTGGCAGTGCCATCAACAACCGGATCGTCGACAGCACCTCGATGCTGGCGGCGCGGACGCTGACGAGCGGGTTGCTGTCCGGGCTGACCAACCCGGCAACGCCGTGGTTCAAGTTCGAGATAGACGGGTTCAGCGACCCCGGCTCCGATGTCGTGCTCTGGCTGGCCGAGTGCCAGCGCCGCATGTCGACCGTGTTCCAGGAGAGCAATTTCTACAATTCAATGGCGGTGATGTATTTCGACCTGGTGGTGTTCGGCACCGCCGCGGTTCTTATTTACGACGATTTCGATGATGTCATCCGGTGTTTTAATCCTTGTTTAGGCGAATACTACGTCGATGTCGATAACAAACATCGGGTAGTCGTCTTCTATCGCAAGTTCGTGATGACGATTGCCCAGGTGGTCGCGGAGTTCGGCGAGGAGAACTGTTCGGACAGCGTGCGGCGCCTCTACCACGAAGGCGGTACGGCGCTGACCCAGGAGATCATCTGCGCGCACGGCCTCGAACCGAACGACGATGCGCTTTACGGCGTGCCGAAGCGGTTCAAGTTTCGCGAATGTTATTGGGAATGGGGCAGCTCGCAGGATCTGCTGCTGAGAAAGAAAGGGTACGTCGAGTTTCCGGGTTTCGTCGCGCGCTGGGATGTGGTCGGGAACGATCCCTATGGTCGCAGCCCCGGCATGGATGCGCTCGGCGACGACAAGCAGTTGCAGAAAGAGACGGTTCGCAAGGCGAGCGCGATCGACAAAATGGTCAACCCGCCATTGAAGGCGGACATTCAATTGAAGAACCAACCGGCGAGCCTACTGCCCGGCGGGATCACTTACGTCAACGGGTACGGGAGGGATCGACCGGGCCTCGAACCGATCTTCACCGTCATGCCGCCGATCGCCGAATTAAAGCAGGACATCGCCGAGATTCAGGACCGCATCAGGCGGACGTTCTTCAACAACCTGTTCACCGACATCAGCAACCTCGACACGGTGCGCACCGCCTCCGAGATCCGCGCGCGGGTCGAGGAGAAGCTGGTCATGCTGCCGGTGATCAAGCGCCTCGACAACGAGGCGCTGGCGCCGTCGATCGAGCGCACCTGGGCGATCATGCAGCGCGCCGGGCTGTTGCCGCCGCCGCCGGCCGGCGCCCCGGCTAACGGGTTTATCGCGATCCGCTACATCAGCCCGTTTGCGATGGCGATGCGCGCCGCTGAAACCACCGCGATGGAGCGCTCGATGGCGTTCGGCGGCAATCTGGTCGCGGTCGATCCGAGCGTCCTCGACAACTACGACCTCGACGCCACGGTGCACCTCTACACCGCGGCGCTCGGTGCCGACATGAGGATGCTGCGCACCGACGAGGAGCGCGACGCGCTCCGCGGCCAGCGGGCTCAGCAGGCGCAGCAGAAGCAGATGATGGAGACGGGGTCGCAGCTCGTCAGCGGCGCCAAGGTTTTATCGGACACTCAAGTCGGTGGAGGCCAAAACGCGCTGCAGGCCATGCTCGGCGGCGGCGCGGTCGGGCCGGGCGGCGGCGAGGCGCCGGTATGATTAGGACGATCTTGAAACCAAAGGAGAGTTAAATGCCTGCACAACCCTTTTTGGCGATGATCACCCCGATTGGGTCGAGTGGCTCGGTCGATCCCGGTTGGTCTGGCGGTGTGGCACCGCCGGGGATGCCGCAGCCGCCTTTGGGCATCTGGGGCGGACCGTGGCAGCCACCCTATCCGTCGCAGGGTCCTGGGTTCCCGACCCATCCAATTGCGCCAGGAGGGCCGCCGCTCGGCACCTGGGGCGGCGGCAACGTGCCGTATCCGACCCCGCCGATTGCGCCAGGCGGCCCGCCGCTTGGCACCTGGGGTGGCGCTGGCCAACCCTTCCCGACGCCGCCGATCTTTATGCCGGGTCCGCCCTTGGGAACCTGGGGCGGCGGCAATGTGCCGATGCCAACCCCGCCGATCGTGATTCCGCCGGATCTGCCGCCCGAAATGCCTGATCCAGACAATCGCCCGATCGAGTGGAAAACCGCCTGGACACCGCAAACCGGCTGGGTCGTGGTCGGCGTGCCGCAAGGCCCGGCGCCGACGCCATCGTAAGCGGAGGCATCACCCGCCCATGAGCGACTTGCCGGAACTCAACGGCCACGACCCCGACGCGCCGATCAATCTCGGCGAAGAGCGCGACGTTCGCGAGCGCGACAAGTCCGTTCGGGCCGGCAACGTCAGCGGGCAGCAGGTGCTGCGCAACACGATGGGCACGCCGGCCGGGCGGCGGTGGATGTTCGAGCTGCTCGAATTCTGCCAGGTCGGCGCGAGTTCGTTCAGCTCGAACGCGCTGGAGATGGCGCACCGCGAAGGCAAGCGCACGGTCGGCAACCGGCTGATGACCGAGATCTACGACGCCTGCCCCGAGCGCTACACCGAGATGATGAAGGAAAGCCGCAATGTCCGATAACGCGGCCATTGCCGACGCGGTCTATCCGGGCGGGCCGGCGACCGCGCCTGCCACGGCGCCGACAGCGACGCAACGCGCTGCGCCGGCAGCGGCGGAAACTCCCGCACCGGCACCCGCGCCCGCGGCAGAGCCGGCGGCGCCCGCGGCGGGCGCGGACACAGAGACAACCTCGACGATCTTGACCGAAAAGGAGGAGGCAGCAGCAGAAACCGAGAAACCGGCGGAACCACCACCGGAACCGTTCGATGCGGAGAAGCTCGTCATCCCGGAGGGGATGAAGGCAGACCCGGAACTTCTCGGCAAATTTGGCGATCACGCTAAAGCCCACGGGCTGACCCAGAAGGCAGCCCAGGACTTTGTAGACCTTTATCACTCCGTCTCAGTCGCTCGGGAACAAAAGTTCTGGGACGACTGGAATGCCACCCAAGCGGGTTTGGTTGCGGAAGTAAAGGCAGATCCATACCTCGGCCCAAATTGGAATGCCGTCAAACAGCGCGTTGGAGCGCTCTTTGCGGATCCGGCTTTGGGCGACGGACCTGCTGCGTTCAAAGTGATCAACGACACCTACGCAGGAAACCACGTCCCTTTGATTCGTTTCCTCGATGCACTCGCGAAAGAACGCGAGGAGGGAACGCATGTCGATGGCAACGGTCCCGTGCGCCAGGCAGCCGAACGATCGCTCGCGGAACGCATTTACCCCAACCTAGCGGAGCGATAAATGGCAACCCTTTCTGCAACTGCGCTGACGATGGCCGACTGGGCCAAGCGCATGGACGACGAGTACAAGACGGCGGCGATCGTCGAGCTGCTGTCGCAGTCCAACGAGATCCTCGACGACATGTTGATCGTCGAAGGCAACTTGCCGACCGGGCACAAGACCACGGTTCGCACCGGGCTGCCGACAGCATCCTGGCGCTTGCTGAACTATGGCGTGCAGAAGTCGAAGAGCACGACCGCCCAGGTGATCGACAGTGTCGGCAATCTGGAAGCGTTCTCGGACATCGACAAAGACCTGGCCGATTTGAACGGCAACACCGCGGAATTCCGGCTATCGGAGACGCGCGCGTTCCTAGAGGCGATGAGCCAGCAGATGGCGCAGACGCTCATCTACGGCAATCTTGCCGTCAACCCGGAACGGTTCCAGGGTCTGAGCCCGCGCTACAACACCGTCAATATCGCCACCGCTCAGACCGCCGCCAACGTCATCGACATGGGTGGCACGGGCTCGACCAACACCAGCCTCTGGATCGTGTGCTGGGGCAGCGATACGGCGCACGGGATTTTCCCGAAGGGGAAGATCACCGGGCTGCAGCACCATGACATGGGCGAATGGCCGGTCACCGACGCCAACGGCGGGCTCTATATGGCATACCGGGACCGCTACAAGTGGGAGCTTGGGTTTTCGCTCCGCGACTGGCGCTATGTCGTGCGGCTCTGCAACATCGACGTGACGCTGCTCAACTCGGTCAATGCCGCCAACCTGATCAACGGCATCGTCCGCGGTCTGCGTCGCTTGCCGACCGGCGCCACCCGCTACAACCCGGTGACGACCAGCGACGCCTC